TGTTGGCGCTCACCGGACTGCCGATCGGCACCGGGTCTGTCTACCCGCCGGGCACGTTTGCTGGCGGCTGGGCCCACAGCGGGCTTTGGCGAAAGGCGCTCTTCGACATCCTGGTTCCGTTGGGCTACTACTGGACGATCCAGGGCGGAGTGATCTACGTGCTGCACGGATCCAGCACGGCACCTGGAAACGTGCCGCTGCTATCCCCGGAGACCGGGATGATCGGCAGCCCGACCCGCACCAAAAAGGGCTGCAACGTGAGCAGCGTGCTCAACTCGGCGATCGTGGCTGGGCGCGGGATCCAGGTTTCAAGCCAGTTTTTTAGCGGGCTGTACCGCTGCAATGTGGTGGAGCAGAAATACGACACGGACGGTTTGGTCTGGCGCACCGACGCGCAGACGGAAGTGATCAAGTAGTGGACGAAGATCTGGACATCGAAGGCGGCGAAGGCACCGACGTTAGTCTGACGGAGTTGATCGAGGACGCGCTGATCCTCGCCGTGCAGGCCATGGCCGGCGCGTGCTTCGGCAAGGTCGACGCCTACGACACGGCGAAGGACCGCGTTTCGATCACGCCGCTTGTGCCGCTCACGGTGGCAGGCGAGGTGATCGCTGCCCCGAAGTTTCCCGAGGTGCCGGTGGCGTGGCCACGGCTCGGTGATATGTCCCTGAAATTCCCGCTGCTGCCTGGCGCCTTCATGCGCCTCGACGTGCTCGGGCACGACCACAGCGGGTGGGTTGTTAGTGGGACGGAGGGCGTACCCCCCACGAACGAACGTCGGTTTTCCCTGTCGGATCTGGTGGCTGTTCCGCTGGTGCCCTCCCCACTGAGCGCGCCGCCAGATCCGACTTCTTATGATGCGGCGTGGGCCGTGCTCTTCGGCCAGCTCAAAGTAGGGAGCTCGGCGGCCACGAAGGCGGTAGCCCTGCACCAGGATACGTGCCCAGCGGCTGCACTTATGGCAACGTGGATGGGACAGGTAGAAACGATCTGCAATGGCGTCGTGCCGCTTGGAGTTGCCCCCCTGTCTACAACATTTGCAACAACGTCGATCGCGACGGTGACAGCCACATCCACGAAGCTAAAGGCAGAGTGATGGACTACGCCCTTGACCTAACAATCCACGGCCTGACCGTCAGCGGCGGCAAGGTCACCGAGGTTACCGACGGCGTGCAGGAGATGATCCAGCGCATCGTGATCGCGGTCCACACCCACCTGGGAGAATGCTACCTGAACACCCTCCTGGGCCTGCCGTGGACCGACGAGATCCTGATCAAGAATCCGGACATCGGGCAGATCACCAACCGGGCCCGCGCGTACATCCTGAGCATTGAAGGCGTTACCAAGGTGATCCAACTGGACATCACCCTGGACAGGGCAACGCGCGCCATGGCCTGGACCATCAACGCCGAAACCACCAGCGGGGTGACCGGCCCCTTCCAAGTGACGAGCTGACCCATGGCGAACGTACCAACTTTTGACTCCGACGGCTACTCCGGGTTGACCCTGATCCAGATCTTGGAGAACCTGAAGGAGTCCGTTTACAACTCCGGCGACCTGGGGCCCGAAGTCTCCACTGGCGATCACACGATCCTGGGAATGCACCTGAACGCCAACGCGATCGAGCTGTCATTTCTCTACGATCTGCTGGGCGACATTGTGGCAGCGTGGGATCCGGATTCGGCGGAAGGCGTGCAGCAGGACAACCTCAATCGCCTACGCGGGGCCGTGCGCAACCCTGCGCGCAATTCCACGGCGATCGTGTCTTGCGGCGGGGTCAATACCACCGTGATCGCTGCCGGTTCCATCGTGTCGATCGGTAGCGCAGGGGAGCGGTGGACCACCAACACAGAGATCACGATCGCGGGCGGCTCCACCGACGTTGCAGTAACCGCCGAAAACACCGGGGCGATCGAGGCGGCGATCGGTGCCATCAATACGATCGTCACCACCACCGCCGGATGGAATACGGTCACCAACGCGGCAGCGGCGGAGCCGGGCGAAGCGGTGGAGACCGATGCTGACTACCGCCTGCGATCCGAGAACACGGGCACCGGCACCACCACCGAGGAAGCGATCTACACCCGGCTGTCGGAGCTTGACGACCTGGACGCCGTGGTGGTGGAGAGCAACCGCACCGAAGCGGTAGACGCCAACGGCACCGATCCGCATACCATGTGGATCGTTCTGTACCCCAACACGGCCGACCAGCAGACGATCGCCGAGACCATCTGGGGCACGGCAGGAGCTGCAGGCGGGATCGGATTCCGCGGCGCCGTGACTGCGACGGTCACCGACATCAACGGCGAAGAGCAGACGATCGCCTGGGACTGGGCCGACGCGGTAGATCTGTGGGTCTCCGTCGTTGGCACGAAAGACAGCGACTACCCGACCGGCGGCGATGCCCTGGTCGAGGCTGCGATCGTGGCATACTTCGCAACGGTGCGCGTGGGCGCCGATGTCAACCCGCTGCCGATCGAGGCTGCGGTGGCAAACGCGGTGCCCGGGATCACAGTGCTCGAGGCCCGCATGAAGATCGGCGGCGCCCCAGGCGGTGGCGATACATCGCCGATCGCGATCGCTGTCAACGAATATGCCGACCTTAACGCCACCGTCGGAGTGACGATCACATGAGCAGCCCCGTAGACAAGATCACCGACTACCAGCAGCGCCTGCGGGATGATATGCTGGGCCAGTTCTACGGCGACCCGGTACACACCGCGATCTCCGACGCCATCGCGACGGAGTACCAGCGCTTCGAGGATGTGGCCTACGACGTGCTGACGAAGCGCCTGCTGGATAACGCCGTTGGGGACATCCTCGACGTGATCGGGCGCATCGCCCGCGTGGACCGCCTGGGGCGCAGTGACGACGAATACCGAGCGATCATCCAGGTATGGATCGCGGCGCGCGATAGCGACGGCGGGATCGATCAGATCATCTGGCTTGTCAACCAGATGGTGGGGATCAGTGTGGAGTATCGGCCCTATCCCCCGGCATCGTATCGGATCACCTACGAGACAGGCAGCCCGATCACGGCGCAGACCGCCCTCGACGTGGCGCGCGCGCTGGAAATTGCATCCCCTGCCGGCGTGGGCTATCAATTGGTCGAAGGCACCACCGACGACTCCGGCGCCTTTCGTTTTGACATCGGGCCTGGCTTCGACGTGGGCCACCTTGCAAGTAGGATCGTGTGATGGCTGAAAAATACCCAAGACCCGCAAACGCCGACAAAGTCGACTGGCAAAACGGCACCTATGGCGCGACCGATCCCGCCGCGCAGCGCGTGGCCGGGTGGGCAGACAACGAAGTACCCGCTGCCGAGGAGTTCAACTGGCTCTTCGAGCTCTGGGGAGACTTCCAGATGTGGCTGGAGGACACCAACGCCAGGGTGTGGTCCGATGTTTACGAGGGCATCGCCGCCGCGGCAAACCTGGATCTGTTCCGGGTCATGCCGGCGGCGACGATCCAACCCAGGGGCACGCAGGTTTTCAAGATCACCGGCACTGGCGGCGGCGGCACTGCGGTTGCGCAGCCCTGCACCGACGGGGAACAGATCTACTATCGCAGCGTCAGCTACATCGTCGGCTGCAGCCCTGCGGACGGAGCGGAGATCTTCGACGCAAGCGATCTGGCGGTAGGGTTCTCCGCGATCTGCACAGATGGGAAATATGTCTATGCTATGACCGTCGACAGCGGAGTGACCGGGCTCTACGCCATGGGGCGCGACGACGGCGCAGAGGTCGACAGCGCCGGCAGCGAGTACGGCTGCACCCGGATCGCGGCCAATGGTGAGTATTGCGCCGGGATCGACCCGACCACCAAAGCGGGCTATGTGGTGGTGTACTCCGGGATCCAGTCGGCGATCGTCGAGGATGGCACGTTTGACACCGGCAGCGCAGACCTTCGCGCCATCGCCATCGATGAAACGCAATGCTACGTCGGCGGAACCCAGAGCACCTATGATGTCTGGGCGGTGGATCTGGCCACACACGCCAAGGCCTGGCAGATCACGCTTCCGCTCACCAGCGCCCCAGGGGTGGAGGGGATCGCCGCCGACGGCAATAGGGTGTACGTTGCGACCGACTACAAGACCCTGACGGCCGGCGGGCTCTACTCCAGCGTTACCCCCGCAGCAGGTGGGGCGAACCTATTTTGTCTGGACCGGGTCAGCGGGGCATTGCTGTGGTCGATGGCGGTGCAGGACGCCGAGGGGGCTACCATCTACTCCCTTGAGGGGATCACCACAGACGGAAAATACGTCTATGTTGTTGGAATCGACGGATCATCCGACAGCTACCTACAGGTGATCGACGTGCGGGCCATCCCGGCTCAGGTGGCGTCGATCGCCGACTTCGGCGATCCCTGCTGCGACGGTGTGAGCGTGATCGGCAACAGCAACCTGACCACGGAACTGAAGCGCCTGTGGATGTGCGACGGGGTGACCACGTTCCAGAAGGTGCCAGAGGGCGATGTAGCACGCCGGCCATTCTACACCCTGGCCCTACCCATTGACAAATAGTATAGGTTGACCCCTTGGGTCAGCCATGTGAAAATGCAGACAACAGGAGAGAGACCATGAGCTACGAGCAGACCGCAAAAAGCAAGCCCTGCACCGGCACATCCGCCACCGACTACAAGGTGACGATCACCGACGACAACGGGGTACCCACGGCCGGGGACTCCACCGTGGCCAACGTCACCTTCGCGCCGCAGACCGGTGTGAACGCGCAGGTCAACCGCCAGGGCCCCACCGAGGTCATGGTCAAGGGTACGTTCACCGGCACCGACGCGGCCAACGCCGACTGTCAGGTGGCGCTGTGGCAGTGGGACGAGGACTCCGAAGAGTGGTACGCCACCAACTGCGTGACCATCGCCGGCACCGCCGTTGTGACCGGGTCGCTCACGAAGGGCAGCATGGGCAAGGTCGACACCGACCCCAATTCGCGCCTTGGCTACCTGGAGGTCACCGGCCTGATCGCCAACCAGGACATCGAGCTGATCGTCACGAAGGTGAAGTAAAATGGCAGTCACCAAAAAAAACCTGGTGGCCGTGTCAGCGGTGGCTGCCAGTATCACGGCCGCCACGATCCTGGCCTACATCATCGCGGGCGGGCCTTCCGGGTCCACCCACTACGACACCGCCCTGGACGCGAGCACTACCACCACGCCGCCGAAGGACTGGCGGAGCGGCTACAGCCGCAGCGGCACGATCTGCTATGCGCAGAGTGCCACCAGCTCCACCTGCTTCGGGCCCAATGTCCTGGCTTACACCGTGGACGCCACCGACACCGGATGGCCGATCGAGCCGAGCCAGGTCAACCGCATCCCGTACAACGTGAGCAGCACCTGCGATGGTACGCCGTTTACTTGCACCACGGCGACCATGGACTCCACCAGCGCGGACCCAGCAGGGGGCACCACGGCGAGCACCGTCACCATGGGTGGCGGGAGTGTCTCCCTGGACGCCGCGGCAGGCTACACGGCCAGCACGGCGGTTGACCTGCGCATGTGGGCCAAGTGCTCATCGGGCACCCTGGACGCCTCCAACGTCGGCGGTGCGGGCCATTGGACCGTCAACTGTACCACCGTTGGTGGCAACTGGGCCTTGCT